AATGATTAAATGTGGAAGTGCCAAAGAAGAATTAAACATAGCCTTAGAGAGAGATAAATGAATTTTAGAATAGCGATACCCAGTTGTGGTAGGTCAGATACATTGTTAAATAAAAGTATAAAATATCTATCTACTACTAATATTGATTTTAAAAATGTTGATGTTTTTTTAAGCAGAGCAGATGAGCTTGAAGAATATACTGATAAATTAAAAAATTATCCTTTGAATATTATTGTAGCAAATAACAATAGTATCAATGCTCAAAGAAATTTTATGATAGATTATTACCCAGTAGGTCAATTTGTTATGGGTATTGATGATGATATCATGAGTCTTGAAAGCAAAATGAATGACAAAAAAACTTTCCCTGTGACAGATTTGGTCGGACTAGGTGAACAAGCTTTTTCATTATGTACTGAGCATAAATTAGATTTATGGGGAATCAATGCATCATTTAATCCATTTTTTATGAAAACGACCATCTCATTTAATTTGAAATTTGTTATTGCTTGTTTTTATGGGTGGGTTAATCGACATGAGGATAAAGCATATGTTCTCAATGAAAGATATCATACAAAAGAAGATTACGAGAGAACCATCAAATATTATAAAAAAGATGGTGGTATAATTAGATTTAATTATTTAGCACCTAAAACCAAGATATATACAGAAAAAGGTGGCATACAAGAATATAGAACACCTGATTCTGAAAAAGATTCAGCACAGTATATGCTTGAAACTTATCCAATGTTTTGCAAAATAAATAATGCTAGGAAAGGTAAATTTGCACAAATCAGGTTGACTGACCAAAGAAAAAGAATTAAACAATAAATTTATTTATAATTATCTTTTTTAAATTTAGTTTCAATAGCTGATACTCTCTCTTTCATCATCATATATCGAACTTTGTCTGCTGTTTCTAAATCGCTTGATTTACTACAATTATGATTACCTAAGAAAGATTTCAAATCACATTCAATATTGCTTTTTTCTACCCTAAGTTCCCAGTTGTGAGATTTGTTTAATGGTTTCATAATACCCTCATTTATTTAATATACTATAAGTATATATTATACTAATAATATAATAAAGTGATTTGATTAAATATCTTGCTTTTATTTTATTTTTACTCTATAAAAAGAGTATATATGCCAAAAATAGTAAAGAAAACAGATGAGATAGCAAAGATGGTTAAACAACTATCAGGGATTGGTATAACTCATGACATGATTTGTTCCATAGCTGGTATATCAAAACCTACCTTATACAAATACTATGATTCTGAATTAAAACTAGGCAAGGCATCATCAACAGCAACTATCGCTAATAATTTATATCGTATGGCAACAGGAACAGGTAGAGAGGCTTTAACTGCATCTATTTTTTGGCTTAAAACTCAAGCTGGTTGGAAAGAAACTGATGTTGTGGAGATAAACAATGTATCAGATGAAAAAGAACGATTCGAGAGTTTGCTCAAATCACTTCGACAAACTAAATCCATTAAATCAGATAGCAACGAATCTACTCATTGATTGGTACGATAAAGCAAGACCAACACAATTAGTAGAGGACACTAATGAATTTAATATACATTTATTCCTTGCTGGTCGTGGTTGGGGTAAAACCTTAACAGGTGCATACGACATTGTAGAATACTGTTTAAGAAATGATAATGTAGTTTGTGGTGTAGTCGCACCAACATATGGAGATTTAAAAAGAGTTGTATTTGCTGGTGATTCAGGTTTTATAAATATAATTGATAAAAGATTACTCAGTAACATTGGATATAATAAATCAGATAATGAAATACATTTCTATAATGGTTCAAAGATAATTGGATTCCCAGCAATAGAGCCTGACAGACTTCGTGGTGTTCAGTTTCATAGGGTTTGGTGTGATGAGTTAGCCTCTTGGAGATACACAGAAACTTTCGATAACTTAATGATGGCATTAAGATTAGGTCAAAATCCTAAGTGCATTATTACCACAACACCTAGACCGACCAAGATAATAAAGACTCTTGCTAAAAGAAGTGATACCAAGTTAATCACAGGCTCAACATTTGAGAACATTGACAACCTTGCAGAATCATCTATCCAAATGTTAAAAGAAAGATATGAGGGTACTCGCATGGGTAGACAAGAACTCTATGCAGAAATCCTAGAAGATATTGAGGGTGCATTATTTAATTATAAAAACATTGAAGAAAATAGATTAACAAACTATCCAATAGACTTACAAAGAATTGTTGTTGCTATTGACCCAGCAGTTACCAGTAACGAGAACTCAGATGAAACAGGAATGATAGTTGCTGGTCGTGATATTAATAATCATTACTACATATTGCATGATGGTAGCCAAGTGAGTTCGCCTGATGTATGGGTTAAGAAAGCCATATCACTTTATAAACAATATGAATGTGATAGGATTGTAGCAGAGGTTAATAATGGTGGCGATTTGATTGAGAGATTATTAAGAACACAGAATCAATCAATTCCTTATACAAGTGTTAGAGCAAGTAGAGGAAAAATTGTTAGAGCCGAGCCGATATCAGCACTGTATGAGCAGAATCGGATTCACCATGTAGGAGTATTCAAGGATTTAGAAGAACAGATGTGCCAGTTTACAGGAAATGGGGTACAATATCATGATGATAGGGTTGATGCCTTAGTTTGGGCAATAACATCACTACAGAATAGTGGTCAAGCAATATTTAAGATTAGTTAGGAGTTGTAATGGGTATATTTGATAAATTTTTTAAAGGAAGTATTCAGAAAAAAGAATCGCCAACAGTTATGATTAATCGACTAGAGGCATACATGGGTAAGTCTGCTAGAAGATATAAAGATTATGCCAAAGAGGGTTATCAAGACAATGCAATCGTACATAGATGTGTAAAATTAATTGCTGATTCAGCAAGTGCAGTAAAAATAAAAGTATTTGATGGCGATATTGAATTAGAAAACCATGAGCTAATATCTCTACTAGAAAGACCCAATCCCTTGCAAAGTGGTGGTGAATACTTTGCCTCATTATATTCTTACTTACTTATTTCAGGAAACTCATATCTTTTAAGAGATACAGAAAACGATACACCACCAAGAGAATTATATTTATTAAGACCTGACAGAATTAAAATTAAATCAAGTTCTTCAATGATTCCTGATTATTATTGCTACTTAGTAGATGGTCAAATTATTAAAGAATATCCTGTAGACCAAGACAATGGTCGTTCACAATTAAAACAAATTAAATTATGGAATCCTTTAGATGACTTTTATGGATTAAGTCCAATATTGGCAAGTGCTTACAATATTGACCAACATAATCTTGCTGGTTTACATAATGTTGCATTATTAAAAAATGGTTGCACTCCAAGTGGTATGTTAAAGTTTGAGCCAAAAGATGAAACAGGAATGTCTGCTACTTTAACAGATGACCAAAGAGCAAGACTGTTAGAAGATTTAGAAATGAGATTTCAAGGTAGTTCAAATTCAGGCAGACCCATGTTGCTAGAGGGTAATTTTGAATATAAACAATTAGGATTAAACCCAAAAGACATGGACTTCTTAGAACTTCTTAACTTATCTGCAAGGGAAATAGCATTATGTTTCGGAGTTCCAGCACAATTAATTGGTATTCCTGAGGCTAATACTTACAGCAATATGGAAACTGCAAAATTAGCATTATATGAAGAAACAGTAATTCCTCTATTGACTAGAGTTCAATCTGACTTAAATGAGTTCTTATCGCCTCTTTATAATGGCGATATTAGAATTGAATATGATTTAACCAGCATACCAGCTATGGCAGAAAAGACTAAACAAGTTTATCTCAATGTTTCACAAGCAGTACAGAATGGTATTATGACTCGTAATGAGGCAAGAGAGAAGTTAGGACTTGAAGAAATAGAGGGTGCTGATGAGTTATATATACCAAGCAACTTATTCCCTATTGGCGAAGTAGATGCCTCTAGTGTTCAGGATAATGACCAACCTGTAGATGCAGAGGGAAATGAAAAAGACTTTGAGTTAGCTTATGGTAAAAAAGAGGCAGTTGATGTCGATACCTTTACTACTGAAGAAGAGGCACAAGAAAGAGCCGAAGAAATAGGTTGTGTTGGTATTCATTCACATACAGAAGATGGTCAGACAGTTTATATGCCTTGTGAAACTCATGAGGAGTATGAATCTTTGTTAGCAGATAGTAAAGCATTAAGCGATTTGAAATTAGTGCCGACAGATACTATGGCTAACAATGCGAAAAGAGGATTAGAGTTAAGAAAAGAATTTAATCGTGGTGGCACACAAGTAGGAGTCACGAGAGCCAATCAGTTAGTTAATAAACAAAGACTATCTCCTGATACTGTTTTAAGAATGTATAGTTTCTTCAGTAGACACGAAGTAGATAAGCAAGGTCGTGGATTTAATTCAGGTTCTGAGGGATATCCAAGTGCTGGTAAAATAGCATGGTTGCTTTGGGGTGGTGATGCTGGTTTTAGTTGGTCAAAATCTAAAAGAAACCAAATAATGAAAGAAAGAGAAAGTAAAGCAGAATCAGATGCTTTAAAAGTAGGCGATATGGTTTCTTGGGATTCATCAGGTGGTAGAGCCAAAGGGAAAATAACAAGAATAGTTAGGTCAGGTAAACTAGCTGTACCTAAAACAAGTTTCACTTTAAATGCTACAGAAGATAATCCAGCTTGTTTGATTAAGGTTTATCGTGGAGATGAGCCGACAGATACAATAGTTGGACATAGGTTTAAAACTTTAAGAAAGTTATAATGAAGTCAAAAACATTGGCTGAGAAGAAACATATGCAAAAAGTTGCAGAATTAGGTTGTATTGCTTGTCGAAAGCTCGGTTTCTATGATACACCAGCAGAACTGCATCATATTAAGAAAGGAATGATGGGTAAACGAGCATCTAACTATGAGGTCATACCTTTATGCCCACATCATCATAGAACATCAAATGAGTCTTATCATCAGAACCCTTTATGGTTTACAGAAACTTTTGGTACACAAACTGAACTCTTACAGGAAACTCTAGAATGGCTAGATTAAGAATAAATCGTAGAAAAGAATATAGACAAGCATTAAGGATATATATCACATTGACTAGAGCCTTAATTAAAAAACTAGATAAATTCTTTGATAAATATAAACGATATGCTTTTAAAAATTATGCAGAACTCGGAGAGATACCTGATAAATATTATGATGACCATTGGCAAGATTTATATAAGTTGTTAGAAATAAATGCTAAAAGAGTGATTGAAGAATCATCAAGAACTATTAAGACATCTAAACTATTACAGAAAGCAGAAGATGAAGTAGCACAAGTCACTTATGATTATGTCACTACTAATACTGCACAAAATGTTACTTACATAACAGAAACTACTAGAAAAAAAATACAGTCTGCTATCGCTTATTCAGTCAGCGAGGGATTCGGACAAGATGATACTGCTAAACAAATAGCCAAGTCTACAGCATTTAGTACAGGAAGAAGTAAAGTAATAGCAAGGACAGAAACTCATCAAGCATATAATTATGGTAATAATAAAATTGCTAGAAGATTAGCATTGAAGAAACCTAGAAAAGAATGGTTAAGTGCGATAGATGAAAGAACGAGGTCGTGGCACACTAGCATGAATGGTACTAACATACCTATTGAAGATGATTTTCAAGTCTTTGCACCAAGTAAAGTAGACCCAATACCACAGCTCATGCAATATACAGGTGATTCAAATGGTGGTGCTAGTAATGTTGTTAATTGTCGTTGCTTTACTATGTACTATGATGAAGATGATGTAATTGTAGATTAAAAAAAAGAGCCATATTGCTATGACTCTTTCTTTTGGTTTTTTTATTTAGATTAACACTTTTCTACTGTATCGACTCTAACTTTTCTAACACACTCACCATGATGATGACTACTATAACCCTCTTCTATTGCTTGTGCTTTTGCATCATTAATGTTTTCTGCCTCAACAGTTATTGGAACAACCAATGTTATTTCTGTATCTACTCTATATTCTTTCATATTTTCCTCTCCTCTAAAGTCTGCATCAAATTATTGAAATCTGTAACAGTTCTTATATTTGTAATTGCCCATAACTTATTATATGCCTTAGCAATCCTTATATTGCTTGTTTCAGTTTTCATTTGTAAACTGAACAAATCTTTAGGTGTCATATCTTTTATGATATCCTGAGTTAAAGTTTTTCCACCTTTTTGTCTACATATTGCCCTTTTATCTGTTAAAGCTATTCTTAAATCCTTAACTACTTTTATTATTTCTTTCATATTTTCCTCGTTTGTTTTGTTAATTGTTTTGGGTAGTTTAGGTGATACCCACACCATTCATTATTTTTTAAGTTTAAGTAAATCTTCCCAAGACATATCCTCTACCATCTCAAATAATCCCTCTTCAACCATGTATTGACTAACAAATAGTTGTAGTGAATATGAGTTATCAATAGAACCACCATCAGTGAAACCATTATTTAACAACATTTGTTTTTTAATTAAAGATGAAATAACACCTCTTGCTTGTTTTTCAGTTAAATCAATATCTTTTAAAAATGGTTTAATAGCATCTAAACTAATTCCACAAAAGTCATGCTCATCATTCATTAGTTTTAAAAGGTTAGTTTCATTGTTTGTTAAGTTTTTCATATTTTTCCTCGTTTCATTAACTTATATATACAGTATATTATACTTAAAGTATAAAGTAAAGTCTTTTTTAATAAATATAGACTTATTTTATAAAATATGGTTAAAATACTCGTATATTTACTAACTTTTTGGGTGGTTGAATGGATAATAGTCAAATACAAGAGGATTTAGAGCAATTAAAAGAGATGATTACAGATGTACCCTGTGATTTTAAACAGCTAGATACAGAAGAAGATGGTACATTCGAGGGTTATGGCTCGGTATTTAACAACAAAGATTTAGGAAATGATGTCATTCGTAAGGGTGCATTTGCTAACACACTCAAATATAGAAAACCAAAACAAGTAAAATTATTATATCAACACAAAACAGATGAGCCGATAGGTGTCATTGATTCTTTAGAAGAAGATAATAAAGGGTTATACATCAAAGGCAGATTAGCAATGGGTACACAAAAAGGTCGTGAAGTTTATGAGCTTATGAAAATGGGTGCTTTAGATTCTATGTCAATAGGATATAGACTATCGCCTGATGATTATAAATATGACCCAAAGCAGAAGAAAAGAATAATTAAATCTGTAGACTTAATGGAAATATCATTAGTCACATTCCCAATGAATCCGAAAGCGAAGATAACAAAAGTTAAACTTGCTGAAATGAATGTAAGAGAGATAGAGGAACACTTGCGAGATGCTGGTTGTGAATCTGTAGCTGTTGCAAAACATACTGCACAAGTGCTTTACAAATCATATCGGAGTGATGAGCAACGAGATGTTGTTGAAAGCATGAATCAGTTAATTAACACAATTAAACCATAAGAGGTTATTATGTCTGAAGAAATTAATGATGTAATTGATAATCTAGGTAAATCTTTTGAAGATTTTAAAAGTGAAAACCAAAAGAATATTGATGAAATCAAAAAAAATGGTGTCGCTGACCCTATTCTTCAAGCAAAGGTAGATAAACTTGCAGATGATGTTGCTACGAAAGCAGAACTGAAACAAGATGCCGAGCTTAAAGAACAAGGATTAGAAGATGCAAAAAAAAGATTAGATGCTTTAGAAACTAAATTAGCAAGACCTGAAACAGGTAATTCTGCTAAAGAAGTGGACTTACAAATGAAAGCATTTGGTAAATATTTAAGGTCACAAGAGTTAGACCCTGAAGAAACAAAAGCACTTTATGAGTCAGATGATTCTTTAGGTGGCTACTATTGCCCCACTGAATATGTTGCAGAACTTATTAAGTCTGTGACTGAGTTCTCACCAATGAGGTCTATTGTCAAAGTTAGAAGTACCGATAAGAGAGGGATTGAAGTTCCAAAAAGAACAGGTCAATTCTCAGCTCAATGGGT